AGCAAAAAAAATAAGCCAATGTCTAATAGAGTTGTTGTCCCAATCTACGATGAAGGCTATAATTATATTGGATGTATAGGACGGTCTATTTACGAAAATATGAAACCTAAATGGCTGCACAGTAGAGGGTTTAGAAAAAGCTCTTATCTGTACGGCCTTAATTTATCGAAAGATAAAATACTAGAAACAGGAACTGCGTTTGTCGTTGAAGGACAGGGAGATGTCTGGAGGCTGCACGAGGCCGGAATAGAAAACTGTGTTGGAATATTTGGAGCCAACATGAGTGACGATCAGTTAGTATTATTAGAAAAAAGTGGAGCCTTAAACCTAGTTGTTTTAACAGACTATGATGAGGCAGGACACAGGGCCGCTGAACAAATTATGAAAAAGTGTGGAAGAAGATTTAATTATCACAGACCAGACATATCGCAAAAAGATATAGGCGATATGACAGTAGAACAAATAAATAAAGAAGTACTTGAACAGTTAGAAGGAGTATTAGTATGACTAGAATTTTGGCTTTTGCCGGCAAGAAACAGTCGGGCAAGAATTCATGCTGCGCATTTTTGCACGGATACCAAATGAGGTCTTATAACATTGTAGAAGATTTTGACTTGAGTACAGATGGTCATCTTGTTATAGATACAGTTTCAATCGACGCAAATGGAGAAAGAGCAACCACAAAAGGCGCGCTGGATGTAACCCGTACAGATCTTGAGTTTGGAATGTGGGCAGCAGAAAATATGTGGCCTTTTATTAAACACTACTCTTTCGCATCATCTCTTAAAGAGATAGCCACTGGTCTTTTTGGCTTAACAAAGCCACAGTGTTATGGCACAGATCTAGATAAGAACAGCCTAACTTGGATTAGATGGGAAGACATGCCCGGCTATGAAGGTGAAAACGAGGGCAGGATGACAGCCAGAGAGTTCCTACAGCACTTTGGTACAGATATTTGTCGGAAAATCCACCCAGACATCTGGACTGACAGAACATTAAAAAACATTAGAGAGGAAGAATCTTTGTTTGCAGTTATTTCAGACTGCAGATTTCCTAATGAAGCGGAGGCAGTTCAACGCGCAGGCGGTAAGGTTATACGATTAACTAGAGGAGACGACTCAGATGACTCTCATTCTAGTGAAGTGGAAGTAAATAATATAGAGTATGACGCTGTGATTGACAATAAAGATCTCAGTCTTCTTGAAACGAATAAAAAAGTTATTTCTCTCTTAGAACAATGGGGTTGGTTGGGAGATGTGATACAACCCGTAGTACCGGAGCCAGTTGAGGACAAACCTGAACTTGTTGGCGGTATCAAGAAAATCAAGGAATAAATATGTTAGTTACATACATACGTAGCTCTAGTTACAACAATTTTGAGTATTGTCAAATGCAGTACTTTATGACCTATGTTTTAGGTCATCAGACCGTATCTGGCAAGAAAGCTCAGCTGGGAACTGTCGTCCATAAAGTTATGGAAGTTCTAGCCGGTTGTAAAAAGCTACACCAAGATAAGGCCGAGCTATTGCTTGAGGATGACGCTATCGGAGAGGTCGAGTTTACTAAACGTAGACTCGGAACAAAGAAATTTGTAAACGAAATCCTTAAGCGTAGCTACGACCATTACACATCTAATTGCACTCATCATTACACTAATGCCGACTATAAGTTTTGTGATAAAACGACTTGGGAAGCGTTGACTTATGAAGATGGAATCTTTGATCCTCGCAACAGAAACATCGTAGCGGCTGAACCACAATTTGATATCGCTATAGAAGAGGACTGGGCCAAATATGAGTACGATATGCCAGACGGAACTACCGTTGAGGGTCGGCTAGCTATTAAAGGTACTATTGACTTAGTGACCGAAGTTGATGACGGAGTTATCGAAGTTATCGACTGGAAGACAGGACGCAGACTTAACTGGGCTACAGGAGAAGAGAAGACTTATGAGAAGCTGTGTAAAGATCCACAATTAATGCTGTATCATTATGCAATTTCTAAACTTTTCCCTGAATATGAAGACGCGATTATGTCGATATACTTCATTAGGGACGGTGGGCCGTTTAGTATTTGTTTTGAGGAAAGCGACAGGCAGAAGTTCTTGGGGATGCTGAAGGACAGGTTTGAAGAGATTAAGAAGACAACCAAACCAAGACTGCTTTCTAGGAATCAATCTCACTGGAAATGTCAAAAGCTTTGTGACTTTTGCAAAAAGGATTGGCCCGGAACTAATGAGAGCATGTGTAGGCATGTTAGCAATCACTTAGAACAGTTTGGAATGTTAGACACAATACAAGAATGTACAAGAGAAGGTTTTGATGTTGGATATTATGAGGCACCCGGATAATGATTGAGATAAAAATTACAGAAGAAATGAAAAAGCGCGCTTGGGCTAAGTCCAGAGAGATGGGTGTAATACGTAACTCCATCATGAAGGGCGGTGGGAATATAGCAGGTTTTTTAGGAGAAGAGGTTGCAAACGTAGTTATTGATGGTACAATTAATAACACATACGATTACGACATAGTTTCTAAGTCGGGCATCAAGTACGATGTCAAGACAAAGAGATGCACCTCAGAACCTAAACCATTCTATGAATGTTCAGTTGCTAATTTCAACACAAAGCAAAAGTGCGACAGGTACGCATTTGTTAGAATTGAAAACAAGAACAAGCGATGGGGCAGAGCTTGGGTTTTAGGATGGTTAGAGCATGACGAATACTTTGAAAAAGCCAAGAAATTGACCAAAGGTCAGATAGACCCTTCCAATGGCTTTATCGTTAGGGCTGACTGCTACAATGTTGCAATCTCAGACTTAAAAAGATTTAGACACAGAAAGACTAAATAGGATTATTTGGATGAGCTGGACTCCACTAAATGTAAAAACCCACTTCAGTCTACAGCGAGGCTTCTCGAAGCCAGACAAGCTAGCCAAGAAGTGCAAAGAGTTTGGGTACAAAGCGTGCGCAATTACTGATATTAACACCATCTCAGGTGCTGTTACGTTCTATAAAGAGTGCAAGAAGAACGATATCAAGCCGATTATGGGGTGTACCTTAGAATTTGATAATGGCAAGAAGAAAACTGTCATCGCCAAAAATAAGGCTGGTTGGTATGCTCTAATCGACCTTGTTTCTAAGAAGAATATGTACGAAGATGATGTGGTATATAAACTAACAGAGGCCTCTCTTGATAAGAACCTTATTTGCATAGATGGCCTTAAACAATATTCCGCATATTACGTTGAGGAAAGCGAGGCGGAAGTCCACAGAATACTCCTCTGTTCGGGTATGAAGACTACGATGGCTAAAGCCAAAGGTAAGTTGGACTCTTTTAAGCATTTGAAACCGTTTTTCTCTTCCGATAAATTTTACTTGCCGACGATAGAAGAGGTGCGATCTAAGTATACCGATGAGCAAATTGCCATGAGCAATGATATAGCAGATCAGTGCGAGGAGTATGACATTCTTGGTCAGCCAATGCTTCCTGAATTTGATTGTCCAGAGGGCTACACTGAGGATGAATATCTTAAACAGCTCTGTAGAGTTGGTTGGCGAACTTTACTCGCTGAAACTGGCAAGGTAGACGACGACCAAAAAAAGCAAGAGTATCTCGATAGAATTAAGAATGAGATGGACGTTATTTTCGACGCCAGACTGTCTGGTTATTTTCTAATCGTTCAGGATATTGTAAACTTTGTTAGAGAACAGGGCTGGTTGCCGGGGCCGGGAAGAGGTTCTGCTGCTGGATGTCTTATCTCATACCTGATTGGTATTACAGAAATTGATCCGATTGAATATGATTTGATTTTTGAAAGATTTTACAACGCTGGACGTAACACTGAAGATCATGTATCTCTGCCTGATATCGACCTAGATGTGCCGGCAGAAAAGCGTGATGAAGTTATTGCCTATATCAAGACGAAATACGGCGAAGAAAATGTATCACAGATGATTACCTTTAACAAGCTACAGGGTCGTGCTGCTCTTAAGGAAGTCATGAGAATTAATAGCAACGTTTCTTTCTCTGAGATGAATGAGCTTACTAAGAACATCCCCAATGAGGCGGATGTATCAGACCTTTTAGAGCAAAGCGGCGAGAAATCTTTAATCAGATGGACTCTGTTGTACCAGCCAGAAATTCTGGATAGATGGTGTAAAGTCAATAGTGAAGATGACCTAATTGGGCCTTTATCTGGGGTATTTCAGCAGGCTATGGACATTGAGGGCACAATAAAATCCCAAGGCAAACATGCCGCTGGAGTTATCATATCATCAAACAAACTAAATGAAGTTTGTCCAATGGTACAAGACAAAAACAACAACCTTGTTGCTGGCTTTGAAATGGGAGACCTTGAAGAGCAGGGACATGTTAAATTCGATATATTAGGTATTGACCTATTAAGTAAAATAATGGAGATAAAAGAATGAATGTTGGAGTAGTTGGTTTAGGTTTCGTAGGTGGAGCCGTAAGCGGATATTTTGAATCATATGGCGACACTGTGTATGGCTACGACATTAAATCTGGTCTAGCAATAAACAATGAATATACTAAGATAGTTGAGAACTGTGAGATAATTTTTGTATGCTTGCCTACACCTAGATCTGATGATGGCAGTTGTGATACAAGCATTGTTCACGACGCGCTTTGTAGGTTAGATTATATCGCTGGAGAACTAAAAAAGAGCCCTATGGTGCTAATAAAATCTACCTTGGTTCCCGGAACGATCAAAAAATTTGTGGAAGAATCGCACAGCATTCGGGTTATTTCAAATCCCGAGTTCTTAACAGAACGAAACGCCGCTGAGGATTATCGGGATTCAAAAACTGTCTTAATTGGAAACGACTATGGCGAAGCAGAAGATTTGGCATTGCGTCTTTTCTTCAGAGACCGATGGCCAGCAGCACATATTTATGTTGTTAGCTCCATAGAAGCCGAGTTATCTAAGTATCTTACTAACTCGTACTTTTCGGTCAAAGTTTCTGTTGCTAATCACATATATGCCTTATGCCAAGAACTAGGTGTTGACTACAACAAATTTATTGAATCAGCGATAGGCGCTGACCCCAGAATCGAAAGAACGCACTGGACAGTTCCGGGGCCAGATGGAAAGTTAGGGTTTGGTGGATCTTGTTTTCCTAAAGACCTTAGCGGAATGATTCACGTTTTAGAAGAAAATAATTTACCTGCGGATGTTTTTAAGGCCGCTATGGAATATAATAAGAAAGTGAGAGATAATGGATCATAAATCAGACTACAAATCGGTTCTTTTTTCTGGATGTGCGATTGAGTACAAAGATGTTAGCCTATGTAACTTAGGTCACTATGTACCATCAAGAAACGGAATGTCTCGCACTTATCAAGTACATTCTAGAAAACTTAAGTTCAGTAAAATTTATAAGAATATTGACGAGGCAGTTAGTATGTTCTTGGAATTAAAGAGGAAGGCGTAATGAATTATAGAGATATTATTGTTTTTGACTTTGAAACTGGATCTAGAAATCCACATAAAACTCAACCTACCCAAATTGCAGCAATAGCACTTCACGGCAGGCGATTAACATTACAGCCCGGCGGAGTATTCAATAGCGAGATCAGACCAATTCTTGACGATAAGAAGGCTATTGAGGCAGGATTTGACCCTATTGAAGATGAAGCCCTTCAAATCACTGGAAAGAACCGCAAGGATTTGGCAAAAGCGCCATCACCAAAAACCGTCTGGGAAAAGTTTGAGGACTTCTGTAACAAGTTTAACTTCAGAGGGACTTCTTATACAGCTCCTATCGCAGCTGGTTACAACATTAT